TCTGTAGTCCAGGTGATGTAGTCTCCAGAATCTTTTCCAAATGTTCCTGCATAGACAGTAGAGGCATCAATTTGTCCATTGTTTGTAGAAGCAGCTTGTCCAATTCCTAAGCAATGAAATTGAATGTGTCCAGATGTTCCTAATCCTATGGAGTCTCTTGCAGTTGATCCACTCTCAACAACAAAGTTTGTCCCATCTCCAACAACAAAGCCTCCATCAGCTGCTGTCAGAGCAGCTAAAGAGTCAGAAGAGTTGTTTGCGACATAGTCAACTACTGCAGCACTTGTTGGAAGTGTTGTGTCATTGTCATTTGATCCTATTCCTTCAGCTTCAGTCACTATAGCAGCATCTGCAATCTTATCAAGTGTCACTGCATCATCAGCAATTTTTGCTGTTGTGATTTGTGAGTCAGCAATGTGAGCTGTGTCAATAGATCCATCAACAAAATGCTCAGAATCAATTGAGTCATCAGCAATCTTTGCTCCATTTACAGAATCAGCAGCAAGAGCTGTGTTGTCAACACTTCCTGGAGCATAGTGTTCTGCATCTATGGAATCAGCAGCAATGTGTTCTGAATCAATTGCATCATCAGCAATTTTTGTCCCATCTACTGCATCTGCTGCAATCTTTGCTGTAGTGACTGCAGAATTTGCAATTGTCAATGCAGTTGCTCCTGTCACATCTCCTGTGTGAGTTGCATTTGTCACTTTTGCTGTATTTGCTGCAATTTCAGTGTTTATAGAATTTGCTAATTTATCAGCAGTCACTGCATCATCAGCAATTTTAGCAGTAGTCACATTTGCATCTGTGATCTTTGCTGTTGTCACTGCACTGTCAGCCAGGTTTGATGTGCCTACAGCTCCAGCATCTGTTGAGAGCTTACCAGCCAAAGATGTTGTCATAGTTCCTGCAAAGTCTGCATCATCATTGAGTGAAGCAGCAAGCTCATTGAGCGTATCTAGAGCAGCAGGAGCTGCATCAATTGCATTTGCAACAGCAGTGTCTGCATAGGCAGTTGTCGCTATTTTTGTGGAATTATCTCCAGCAGTCTGTGTTGTTGTAGTTGGATTCCCACCTAGTGCAACATCATCTGCAATTCTAGCAGAAGTCACAAAGTCATCTGCATAGATTTCAGCAAAATTGTTTTTTGATTTTGTTGCAAAAGCTCTGAGATTATCACCATCTCCCGAGTTCGCTGCTGTGCCTGTATTTATTACTTCTAAAGCCATTATTTAAAATTAAAAAGTTGTTTGATCTGCAGTGTATATTGTTTGATCTGCAGTGATTGTTGTTGAATCTGCTGAAAGGATTCCTCCGTCTGCATTAAATGGATAGATTGAACCCCATCCACTTGCTGCATTTGTGTCTCCCCACCAGCTTGTTGTATATATCTGCCCATAACTCATAAAACCCAATCGATTTTGAATGATTCATAATTTGGACTCATGTCCTCATTGCTGTTTGAAAACCATTCTGGGAAGTTTGTAGAGGCATTGAATGCCATGTGATCTAGAAACCTCTCAGTGTAGCTCTCAGCTCTTTGTCTTTCTATTTGTACAAGATCCTTGATCTCTTCAGCAGAAGGCTCAGAAGCGTTCTCTGATGTATGTTTAAACACTCCTTTGTTTGAGATAGTGTAGGCTGCTGTCTTTAGGAACTCTGATAGTGTCAAATGGATCAAAATAGGCTTCACAAAATTGTTAAGCAGATCCAGATAGGGATTTGACAGTGAGCTTCCAGCAATGTCAGATGCTAGTTTGTTGTAAAGGTCAGTCCCTATGATCTCTCTGAGATATTGAGTCTGAGCCAGGTGCAAAGCAGGAACAAGCTTGTCACTGTCTATTGAGGAGTCTAGGATGGGACTCTTTCTGATTATATCGTTTTTGCTACAAAATAAAACTGTTGCCATATTAAACTGCTCTTCCTTTATTTGGTCGGTCTCCTGGAGGAGTTCCTTCTATTCCTTTTCTTTTTAGTCCTGGCACATTTGCCACTCTCTTGTCATTTTCTAGATCATCTGTGCTGCTAGGCTCTAGGAACTTTCCTTGAGTGTCTCTTTTTCTGAAAAAAATCATTCTCTTGAAAAAATGTCTGCAGTTAACACCTCCAGAATAGAGAAAAATGCTATAGTTGTCAGATCCTCCTTTTCCTAGTCCTGGATTTGGATCTAGTGCTGACAGTGCATCAATATCTTCTAGCCTATAAAGTAGTCCATGCTTTGTGCCTGCATTTCTTGACATCATCTCAACACAAAACTTTCTTTGTGGATTAGGATTTCCAGCATAGACATATCTCAGTTTGTAAAGACCTTTGTCCTCTTTGCTTTTAGTGTCTCCATCTGCAGTGTTTGCAAACATGTCTATTTTCGACAAACTGTACTCATGCTGTGGATCTGTGACTGCTGTCTCTTCTATCAGTTCCCACTCATCAGAAATGTCCTCTCCATACTGTGACAGCTTTTCTATGATTAAACTTTCATGCTCTACACTTAGATCTGGTTTCTGACTTGACAACTGCTGTCCTGTTTCCTCTTCAACTTGCTCCTTTGTCACAGCATTGTCTGTATCTGTGAACTCTATTGGAGTCAGTGTCTGCACATAAAGATCCAAAGAGATGCCATTTACTCCTAGGATGTCATCAACTGCATCTATAATGTCATTTTGATAAGGTTTAATCACTAGGTTTTCAAACAGATTGTGTGCATTCTGGATCTCTTCTGCATTGTTTCCAAGTGAGTTCCCTGTGTCTCTGATTCCTACTAGAAGAGGTGATGTGATTCTGTGTCCTATCATGAGCTTCCTGGAACACTCCTCAGAGATGTACTGATAGACTTCTGCAGAGTTTGGGGGGTTTATATCCTCAATGGTTGTTTTGTTCTCTACAGAGTCGCTAAATGAGACAATCACTTTCTCTCCATGTACTCCTGTGAGCTTGTCTGTGATCTCTTGTTTGATTTTTCTCATGCCCTCCACTGATGGAGATCCATTTGCAAATGAAACTAGCTTTGATCCAGAAAAAGAGTTCTCAACCTCATTGACCAGGAACTCAGAAATTGAGCATTCTAGCTTTCCATAGTTTAAAGAGCCGATGTAGTCTGGCACTGAATAATAGTGCATTGATGGAATGTGCCTTCTAATGATATAGATTTCATTTTTTGCACCAGATCCAAACACAGGAATCCTGGTCAGATTGTCTCCATCTTTGTAGTCTTTCCATTTTGGATGATAATAGTAGGCATTTATTGCTCCTTTGTCATCACACTTCTCTGCTCTTAGTGTCTCTCTATTGAAATGTGATACTTTGACCACTTTTTTCTGTAAGTAGCTCACCTGGATAGCAGCTTCTCCCAGGAGCTTGTAGTCAAGTGCTATTTTTTTGAGGTCTTTAGCTTTAAATAGTGATTTGAACTGAGCAAACTCATCTGGCTTTTTGGAAGCATTGTGAGCATGCAACCCCTTGCCCACGATTTGATTGACAATTCCTGTGATTGTGCTGTGAGATGTTGGACTGTTTAGATAGACATCTATAAGCTCATCATAGAAAAGATTGTTTGTGCCAAAAGCTACAAAATCCTTCTTTGCATCCTCTATGACTTCTGGAGTCTGATAGGCTTCTAATTGTATTACTTCCAGGCTATTCATAAACTAGATAGTCATTTGTCGAGCTTGTTTCAAAAGTGAATTGTCCTGTGTTGACTGAATAGCTAGAAGCTGTCTGATCTGTCACAAAGAGCTTTTCTCTGTAGATCACTTTTGATGTTGCTGTGTCTGTTATTTTTAAAATGTAGCTCATGTCTTTGTTTGCATCAAAGCCAAATGTTGCTGTGTGTGTTCTATAGTAGTCAACCTCAGCAAAGCTTGTTGCTGTAGCATTGTAGGTCTCTGTGTTGTTTGTCTCATTTGTGATTTGCACCCTGTAGGTAGTTGATCCTGTTGAGTCATAGCTCCTAGGGACAAAGTTGATTGTGTGAGAAGATGATGATCTGTCCAGGATTGTCATTTGCTTGTTTTGTAAATAGCTTTGTTTGTTTTTATTCTACCTATGGTCTCCAGAACTTCAACTCCAGAGTCACCGATCTCTTTTTTCAGTTGTGCTTTGCTGATCTCAGAAAACTCTGAACTGTCAAAAGGCTTTTTAAATGCCTTAAATGTTTTTGTCTTTTTTGCCATTGTGTTTGTTTTTATGTGTTTGAAGGGGAGGTCTTAAATAGAACACTCCCCAAACAAAACACAAAGAGAATTTTTAGCTGTTTGTTCCTACAGTAATTGTCTCAGTAAATGAACTCCAACCTGCTGTTGGATTCGCATGGGTTGCTGAATCAACAAAGTTTGGAGGGAGAGGCTCTTCAGATGTAAATTCCATCACATATTGAGAAGCATCTCCAAATGCACCTCCTGTCTGCATACTAGCAGATGTCAGCTCTACTCCATGGTCTTTGCCTAGCAAAAAGAAATTGGAGTTGTTATCTTCACATATTATCGCTAAACGCTGATAACTTATCAACTTTAACTCTTTTTGATCTTCCTTAGTCAATTTTGGGAGAGATAGAGACAAAACAGTGGAGAAAAACGAAGTGCCATTGTCTCTTGACACATTCGCTGTAGTCTCCATAGTATTGCCAGATCCTTTTAGGTCATATTGAAAAAGTGTCGCTGTGCCATCAGCATCAGTTGCTTCATCATCACTTCCCAGAGTCACAGTTCCTAAATCACTCCAATTCATTAACCAGGCAGTTTTTAATCCTCCGATTTGGTCCTTACAGTTAATTGCACGACCTTTTGAAATATCACATGCCATTTGTTATTGGTTTTTAGTTAGTTAAGAATTATGTGTAATAAACGATCTCTGCAGCGTTTGCAATGTTTACTCCTTGAGATCCTCTCAAAATCACTCTAGTGTTCTGAGATCCATCAAATTTGCTCATGTCGATGACAGAAGCTTGATTGTTTTCAGAAAATAAAGCAGTTGAGAAAATCAAGTTGCTTGCTCTTGTAGCAATCATGTCGTTTGTTGGCATCCCTGGTGCATGGAAAACTTTCACTCCCTCAAAGAAGAGTTCCTGTTGTCCTCTGTACCATGTAGCTCCTTTGTCCTCATAACCAGCAGCACCTAATCCAGAAGCACC